GAAGGTGGGCGCGCGACGGCTGAAGATCTCCTCGTCGTGCGCCATGAACATGAGCCCCGCGACCTCGGCCATGAACACGCGGGGCGGCTCGTCGGCCGACTCGTGCAGGTCGAACCACTTGCCGATATGAAGCGGGTTTGTGCCGTCCGACGCCGCCCGGTAGACATGGACCTCGCGCGTGTCTGCGTCGTAGGTGACCAGGATGAGCACGTCCTCGGTGCGGAGCTGCTCGCCCGCAACGACGTCGCCCGGGAGTTCAGCGACCTGCACAGAACCGCGGCGAACGTGCGCCCAGCCGTCGACCAGGTGGACGTTGCGGACGTCCTCCTGTGCGGTCCGATCCACGACCGCCGGGCCGGTGTAGCGGTCCAGGCCGCCCCCGAACGGGATCGCGATGCGTTGCCGTGCCATCACCCACACTGTTGCCAGCTCGTCGACGGCGCCTCGCCACACGGTTGGAACCGGAAATCGAGCCCCGCGCGGTCCACTAAGATCCCATGGAACACTGCTCTGATCGTGATCGTGACCTCCATCGCCGGCTCGCCGTCGGCGTTGAGGCCGCCCACGATCGCGGCTTCGTTGGCATCTGCCTGNCGGACGACCAGGACCTCCGCCCCCGGAACGCGGATCTCCACCGGCTCCCGGTCACGATACCGGACGACGTGCGGCACCGGGAGCGGCGCATCCAAGAGCAGGCCGTCGACCGGCTGTGTCGTCCAACCGGGAATCACAGGTCCTCCTTCCGGGCGTACGTCCAGCGCTCCATGACGATGAGGCGCTGGNTGTCCNGCTTCATGATCTTGGGCGTGACTTTGGATGCGAAGTAGGGAGAATTGCCGCTGTTCGCCACCGATGCAAACAACCCGATCCCGGTCGCAAAGTTGGCAGCCGAGGGTTCCCAGCGGGCCTCGCGCTCCCGGTACCACGTACCCGGCGTGTACGACTGGACCGCATGAGACGATGCGTTTGCGGACGTGCCCGAAGGAGAACCGCTCCGACCCGGCAGGGTGTCCGTTTGATAGGCGCTTAAGATCCCGTTCCCAACGACCCCCAAATTATTCAAAGCACCATTGGAACCGGACGAACCCCAGCCCTGGCTATTGGCGACGCGAATGGGCCGATTGACCACCTCGACCGGCACGCCGTTCACTTCGATCTCTTGCACAACGTCGTCCCATGGCGGGCAGACGCGATATTCGTACGTTACCCGCAGTTGGTCCTCGTTCGTTTTTGTGATGGTCGTCGGGTTGCCCAACTCGTCGCGGAACAGTTGCCGGTTCCAGAGAGTGCCGCCGGACGACGAGGAAAAGAACCCAAGCTCGGCGAGATTCGCGTTCGCCTGGGCCTCGGTAAACACCCGCGTCCGTCTGCGGCGCCAGTATTCCACAAGGTCGCCCGAGCCGACCATCGCGTCCGAATCACCAAACCCACCGTTGGAGTTGGTGCGNNCGACTTCGGCGTTTAGGGTGGTGTCCGTGTAGCTCGGCTCCGACGAACCCGTCCCAACCGCGAGATAGTTGATGAGGTCGGTAATCCTCGCCCCGCCTGCCAGCGCATCAAGGCCGGCGTCCGTGATCAGATTGCGGAAGTGTAGCCGCCGCTTGACGAGCCCGGTGCGTGCATGGATCAATTCGACGGTGAAATAGCCCTCCACCACGACGGCATTGCGGACGGCGCCGACCTCGACGTAGCGGCGCAGATTCAGCATGGGCGCCTCGGGCACCCAAATCCTTCGTCTCTCCCTCATGCGGCCTGTAGCTCTATCGACGTCATTGTGTGTACTGGCTCCACTGCCTCCGTATCCAGCACGCGGTCGATGGTGATCGCGACCACGAGTGTCGCGTGTGCGATCATGTGGGCGGGCGCAACCGCCTCGGTCGTCGCGGCGTATACCAGAATCAGATCCCGGAGTGTGATCCCGGTCAGCGAGTGGACCGGCTCTATCCCGCCGGTAAGGGCATAGAGGATGATCGGCTCCTGTAGTCGCGCGCTCACCAGAGAATGCACGGGCTCGATTGCCTCCGTTAGCTGCGCGTCCAGCNACCGGAACACCTGCTCTAGCGTGGCGGCGGTGATTCCATAGATGGGCTCGACGGCCTCCGTATCGGCGGCAAGCGGGAAGAGCGTCGTGGTCGCGGTACGCAGGGAGTACGTCCCGCTGATCGGATCCCGCTCGGAGAGGATCAGAACTACGCGACGGTCTTGCCTCTTGGCCGCGTCTTCGAGGAACGTGTCCTCTGTCGCCTCGATCGACGTCAGGATCTCGACCGCGTAGCGATCCCGCTGCTGGCGATACGCGACCCTCCCCTCGTGGTCGGCGACATAAAACACGCACACATCGCTGTCGGGCACCTCAAGCGGGCGGTCCAGCAGCGCCCTGGGCGTGCGACCCGCACCGAAGTTCCTCAGTACCATGCCGGGAATGGTCGGGTCGTAGAAGTAGATCCAGACCTCGGACGCCCCGCCCACGCCCGTGGCCCGCTCCAGGCAGACCACCGGCTGGCCGTTCTGCTCGAACGCGATATCCAGTTCGAGGATCGGCGGCCCCCCGTCGTCGATCGTGAATAGGAGCACCTCGTCGGTCCAGGCATTCCCAGCGCCGTTCGCGCCCGCGAGCCGGACCTCATATCCGTCCGGCGTCCACGCCTTCCAGATTCGGGCTACGAGGCCCTTGGATGGGTCTGCCACGGCGATCGGCCCGAGCGTGTGTGCGGTTAGGTAGTCGAGCGAAATCGCGTCCGGGCGCCGGATGATCGAGGCGCCGATGACCTCGTGCGTCGGCGTTGCAAACTCAGGCTGCCGCTCCCGGATGTCCAATTCGGGGACGCCGGCGCCGTCGCACGACTCCCACGACGTTTCCGGCGGCTGGTCGCAGCGTTCCCAGTTCATCGGGCGAACCTCGTCTCGAGCGGCGCGTAACCGCGTACGTGCGCGATCCACTCCGCCAGCATCGGCGCCTCTTCGTCGTTGAGCGCGGCAACGATCGCGGCGCGGGTCTCCGGCGCGATGGAGATCGTCTTCCGTGCAAAGTCGCGGGCGAGGTCGACGACGAGCAGCTCGGAGTGGGGATCNGGAATCTCCACCTCACGGCTGCCGTTCTCGTCCGGCGCCGTCGGCTCGGGGATGTACGGGTACCAAACCTTGACCTTGACGACGCCATCAAGGTCGCTGCCGACGCCGACAAGGACGCGGTGGCGGAGTAGCGCCCGGGGTGGCACCCCGTCCNGGTCGTCGGCGGTCACGATGGTGATGCGCTGGCCCACCTCGTAATCCGACTCGCCGGGGTCGTAGACCTCGACGCGCGTGATCGCCTCGGGCCGCAGCACCGGCGGCTCCATGGCCGCGAAGTTGGCCGCGCCGTCCACGAGCGTGCCGATCGCGCAGACACCGGCGTACTCCGGNTTNGCNCGNGCNGCCANNGCGTAGAGCTGCTGCTGGCGCACCCCGATGCGCCGGTACGCCACGCTGCGGCCCTGGGGCCAGCGGTCGCCGTACTCCATGAGCCGCGCGAGAGCGGCGCGCCGGACCTCCTCGAACGTCATCGGCTCACCTCGGCGTCACGCCTGGCGACGGGAACACCCCGCCGAAGCCGTAGTCGCGGACCTCGGTGATCGACTCGGCCTGGAGGAACGCGAGGTAGCGGGCGTGCGCCTGATCGCGCAGGGCCGTGAATGCGGCGACCTCTGCTTCCCGTTCCCCATCCTTCTGTGCGAGGTAGATCGCCAGGTCCCACTTCAGGAGCGGCACGTGCGCTTCCGGCCACAACGGATCGATGGGGTCGTCGACAGTCGCCGGCCTCGTCGCCCGCCGGCTGCCCAGCACGACGAGTTCGCCGGCGACGGGATCCGACTCCCGTCCCGCCGGATACCAGACCTGCCCCCACTGGTAGACTGCCGGCCGGCCCCGTTCCGTCTCGCGTTGATCGATGGGGATCTCAACGATCTCGGTGCCGGGTGGGATCGTGACCGACCCCGAGGTCTGCATCCCCTCGCCTGCGAGCAGGTGCGCGACCATTGTCACGCCGGCAGGCCGGGGCCAGCCGCCAACGGTGGCGTCGAAGCCCACCGTGAAGCGCCCGCCGAAGAAGCGGCGGTTCACGCGCGCCCCTTCGTCCATGTAGCCNTCGAGCAGATCGCCGATCAGCGCGATCAGCTCGGCGTCCGAGGCGGTCTCGCCGCGGACGTTGTGGCGGCTCGTCGCGATCGCGGCCCGGATCAGGTCGTTCGCCGTCGTCGCCATCTCACCAAACTTCCTTGGTGTAGGTGGCCTTCACGCGCGTAGATGTCGCGAGCTGGCGCAGGAACGAGGCGTGCGCGTCATTCGCGAGCGCGAGGAAGTATCCCCGGTCGATCGGCGGCGAGACGTCCGCTGGCACGCGGCCCGCCATGAAGTTCGCGCAGGCGGCGACCAGCGCCTCCTCGGCCGTGTCCGGAAGCTGGATCTCGCTCTTGAGCGACGTCAGCTCGGCCGGGACCGGCGCGTATTTCAGGACGATCTTCTCGACGTCGTTCCACCACATCGGATCCCCGATCAGGTAGAGTACGCCGGCCTCGATCCAACCAGACCACCGGGGCACGAGGCCGAAACGGTTGGCGTAGTCGATCAGGTCGAACTCATCGACGATGCCGCCCTTCAGGTGCACGTCCCCGCCGTGGATCATCTGGTAGGCGGGCAGCTTGTAGCCGGCGTCGAAATCGGCGAGCGGGAGTGTGATCTCTTCCGCGACGGAAATCTCCTCCGGGTGCATCCTGAGCACGTCGGCAGTGAGCCGCCGCACGTAGCGTGATAGGAACCGGAGCACGGGCGCGTCCGGCGCGTTTTCGCGCGTGAATGCGGGGTGGTAGTCCCGCGCGGCGTCGATCACGCTCCCGGCCAGGATCATCGGGTCGCCTCACCCAGCGCGGCCTTGATCTTCGCGACGATCTCGGGACGTCGGGCGCCGTCCTCGCTCTGCTCGGTGTCGAGGAGCACCCGGAGCGCGTACACTCGCGGCTTCGGCTGGCGAGCGAGTTCCCGCTCGAGGAAGACGTCGACGAGCGCCGGATTCGCCGTGACGGCCGCCCGCAACTCAGCGACGCTCAGGTACCCGTCCGCACCAGCCGCGGCCTGCACCTCCTCATCGCCGCCGGCGCCCTCAATGCTCGTCGGCGCGCTGGCGGTCGCCTTGGGCGGCTCCGCCGTGGTCTTGGCCTCCGCACGGCCGCCGGTCACCCGGGGGCCGTAAATCTGCGCGGCCCTCGCGACGACCTCCTTCTGGCGGCGGAACTCTTCCTCGCCGACGACGCGCGGGCCGTAAACTCCGATTCTCATGGGATCCCTCTCAGTTCAGTCCTGGGTTGATGACCGAGTGCTGGCCGCGGAACGCCCAGCGGTAGACCGACCGCCACTCGCTGTGCACAGCGTCGAGGATCGTCATGACACGCTTCGTCAGGTCGGGCTCGTCGCTCACGCGCCGCAGCGTCTCCTCGAACGCCTGTTCCGGCCGGTTGCGCCAGTTCCACTCGCGCCGGCGGAAGTCGAGCAGGGCGTATCCGTTGTTGATCTGCTCCTCGGAGTAGATCGCGATCGCACGGAACCCGGATCGGAGCAGCCGGCCCCACAGGATCACGCCCGGCCGTCGCTTCTCGGCCGGCAGGCGCCACTGGTTCGCGATCAGCCGGTCTGCGAGCTGCCGGCGAAACCCGTTGGGCTGCACGGATCCCAGCAGCCAATGGCCGAGGCCGATGTAGACCAGCGTGGTGGTCGGGTCGACCTCCCGGAGCTGCCGCACGACATCCCACGGCGCACCGCGCGGCGTAGGCGTCTCGATCAGCACGTCCACGGCCTNAATCACCCCGGAACCCGTGTGGTAAGCATTGAGNTCGTCCTTTCCTCTCCGGTCATTGGTGTGGCCGGGGGCCGGAGCCCCCGGCCGACCGCGTCCCGATCTGGCGGGGCTTANTCCNCCTCCTTCGCCTCGCCGGTCACGAAGTTCTCGATCCGGAAATGCTTCTGCGGGTCGTCACTTCCGGTCTCGAGCTGGGTCGAGCCGTAGGCGTAGAAGGCATCCTTACGGCCCGTCGAGTCGGTCACCTGCCGGAACAGGCTCCCGGTCGTGTCGTCCCACTCGAACTTGTTGAGCATCCACTTCTTCAGGTGCTTCCGAGTGAGGCCGAAGCAGAGCGAGGGCGGCATCTTCCGGGCAACCCGGATCGGCACCACCCGGTCACCGAGGATGATGAAGATCCCGCCCTTGCCGCCCGTGTAGCTCCGGGGGTCGTTGAAGGAGCGGTCGCCCTTCAGGTCCTTCCAGAGGTCCCGGAGCCCGTCGCGGGACGTGACGATCACGTCGACCTTGGCCCCGCCCCGGATGTACGCCACGTCGTCGGCGTACACGACGACCTCCTCGGTGAGCCTCTGGCCGGCGCCGAAGACCGCCTGGGCGTCGATGACGTGACCACGCCACGCGGTGTACTGCGTCCTGTCGATGCTCTGGAACGTCGCGAGGATGCCCCCGTCGTCGACGATCCCGAGCAGACCCATCGGGTCCTTCCCGAAGCTGTTGTCCGCGGCGTCGCCCTCGGCGAGGTAGTCGTCCTCGGCGAGGTTGGTCGCGATCTCGTCGACCTTGATCTGGTTCGTGGCGTGGTAGATGTCCTCGACGATCATCGCGCCAGCCCGAAGCGTCGTGNCCGCGGGCGTCGTGGCCGCTCGGATGGACTCGTTCGGGAGGAACTGGAAGACCGCGCCCCCAAGCCCGGCAACGCCCATCGCGTTCTTCAGCGTGATGGTCTTGTTGTCGGCGTCGATGGCGCCGACCTGGGCTTTCACGCCGCTACCGAAGCCGAGCAGCATCCGGTCGAGTTCGTTCGTGACGCGCTCGACGAGCCTCGGCATGGCCTGCTCGCCCCAGTCCAGGAACGCGCCGATGCTGGTCCGGACCCGCTTCAGGACGTCGCCGGTCATCTCGACCGAGCCGATCACCTTCTTGAGGTAGATCCGCGAGTTCTGCACGACGGGGCCACGCGGCACCGGGATGTAGCCCGTCTCGCCGCGGGAGCCGACACCGGCCGGCAGCGCGAAGAGCTGCGCCGTCTCGATGTAGCGCCCGCCCGTCGTCGTCTCGGTCTTGATGCCACCACTCTGCTCGAAGAGATCGAGCAGCTCCGAGTCCACGACCACGTTGTTGATGATCGAGTCCTCGAAGATGATCTTCATGGCCGCGTTCAGGTCGGTCGTCGTGGTCGTGTCGCCGACCACGAACAGGACACCGACCGCGGCGATGCTTGCCGCGAAGCCCATCACCGGCGCGAGGATGAGCGCCGTGACGATGCCGACCGCGGCGATCCAGATGCGGTTCTGCGTAATCATCGTCGTAGCTCCAACCTTCCTGTGGTCACCTGGATCAGCGGGCGAGGTGCTCGCGCGCCCACTTGATCCTGTCCTTGACGGTCTGCCCATCCGGTGGCCTCGGCCGCGCCGGCGCGGCGCCGACGCCCATCGGGGCGACGGCGGAAGCGGCGGCTCGCCTCTCCACCTGCTGTCGGAACACTGCGCCCGGATCCTGGGCAGGCACCGCCGTGGCAACCTGACTCCCCGCGGGGCCCGACGGCCGGACGGTCGGCCGGACGGCCGAAGGCTGCGCTGCGGCGGTCTGGCCGCTGACGCGGCCGTTCGCCTGGGGCGCTGGAGACGTCGGCAACGGGATGCCAAACGCCTGGAGCGTCCCGAGACGGTGCAGGAGAACCGGGACCTCGGCCGGGTCCAGCCGATTGATCCCGTGCTCGTTGACGTACTGCTGGAGATCGCGGATCGCGTAGCGGAAAAAGAGATCCGCCCGCTGCGGGTCCATCGAATCCGGCGTGAGGTCGCGAATCGCCTCCCGGATCTGGAGCGCGTTCTCGGCGGCCGCCCTCTCCGCGGCGATCGCCGCCTCGGCTTCCCGGCTCTGCCGCATCCGCGCCGCATGGAGTTCCGCCCATGCGGCGCGCCGCTCGAGTTCGTTCTGGTCCCAACGGGCGAGTTCCTCGACGACCGCGTTCCACACCTCCTCGTCGGCGAGCAGGTGCTTGACGACGTTCGCCCGGCGCTCGACCGGGATGTGCTCGATGAGGAAGTTCTCGGGATCGTGACGGAGCCGCTGCTCGACGTACTGGAGTTCCTCCCTGGCGGCCCGGACGTCCGCCATCTGGCGGTTGAACTCCTCCCGGCGCATGTAGCCGTTCCGCAGCCGGTTGATCGACTCGGCGAGCTCACGCGGCACCTCGTAAACCTCGTCGGGATCCTCCGGCCGGCGCCCGGGCAGGCTCACCGTGACGAGCTCGCCCTCGGGCGGTTCGGCCCGGGCCTCCTCGGACTGCGGCTCAGGCTCCTGGCCCTCCTNGGTCTGCGTCGGCTCCGCCGATTGGGGCGTCTGCTCGCCCGCGGCGAGCGCGCGGACCTGCTCCTCGGAGTAGAAGCGCCCATCGGGCCCGCGGTAGAGGCCGTTGTCCAGCCGAACCCATCCGGCGGGCGGCTCGAACGCCGCCGGCTCCGCGGCCGTCTGCGGCTCGGTCGGGGCGACCGGCTCGGCGGCCGCGGGATCGGGCGCCGCGGCATCCGGCGCGGGCTCCGGATCGCGCCGTACGAGCGCCTCGAGGGGATTGCCCCCCTGCTCCATGATCTGCCGGGCCTCGGCGAGTCGCTCCTCGAAGGTTGGCCCCGGCTTCGGCCGATCCTCGGCCGGGCCGATCATCAGGTTCCCAGCGCGCTGCGGCTGCGGTTCCGGCTGCTGCGTCGTGTTCGTCGTCTCGTTGTCCATCGTCTCACCCTCGGTTCGTTCGGCGCCGGCGCCCCATCCTGGACCGCCGGCGGGTCACTCCCCTATTCCACCAGGTCGGCGACGACCTCCGCCGATTCCAGCGGCTCCGCCCTCGGCGGCGTCTCCGCGGTCGGCCCGCGGTCCGGCGGCTCGGGCCCGAGCCCGCGCGCCTCGGCCTCGGCGCGTCGGGCCGCGGCGGTCGCGATCGCCGCCTGCTGGGCCGTCTGCTGCGCCGTCTGCTGCATCGCCGACTGGAGCGCGATGTTGTTCTGGAAGGCGCTCAACGCCGCCAGCCGCAGCATCTGGCGGTACGTCACCATCTCCTGCTGGACGTGGATCGGGAGCCGCAGGTAGGCCGGCGACTTCATGTACCGCTCGAGCACGGCCAGGTGGATCCCGTGGTCGTACCACTCGAAGATCGGGATCTCGGACGCGGGCACGCCGCGGAGCAGCTTCGCAACATTCTGCTCCGCCGTGCTGCGATCCACGCCGCCGGGCCGGGCCGTCCGCGAGAGGTGTGGGAACCGGCTCAGTTCGAGCCACCGCTCGATCGCCTCGGGCGATCCGGGCGGGCCGAAGCCGCCGAGTTCATAGATCCGCTGCACGCGCGCCTGGCGCTCGCCACGGCCTTCGGGCAGCATTGATTCGATGTCCGGGACGACGTGCACCTTGCCGCGCTCGAACATCTCGGGCAGGACGGTGATCGTCTGCGCGGCGAAGTCGTCTCCGGCCAGACGGATGACCTTCGGCGCGTCCCAGATCAGCGGGATCATCACCATCCAGTCCTCGACCATCCGGGCGAGCTCGATGACCGTCCGACGCTGCGTCGGGCCGATGAACCGATCGGCGTTGTAGCGCAGCTCCTTCACCAGTTCGCCGCTCGCATCGGCGGTCGGCGGCGATCCCTGGGCCCCCGGAATGTTGCCGAGTTCGTCGTGCTCGTTGGTCAGGATGTTGAGCGCCCGGTAGACGTCATGGCTGAGCGAGGGCGGAGATACGAATCGGAGCGGCTCATGGACCTGGCTGAAGTCGCCGTAGAGTTCGAGGCCAGGCCGGTTCGTGACCATGCCCTCTTTGATGCCCGAACGCCGGTCGATCAGCTTGATGGGGTTCGCGGTCTTGTTCGTGTGCTCCAGGATCGCGGCAACCAGCCGGTTCCTCGTCCGGGCTGGCCCGTTGAGCATCTCCTGTGGCGACGTGCCGGACGGCCGGCCGGGGACGCGAACGAAGATGAACTGGCGGATCGGGCTCGTGTACGGGAACGGTGCGTAGCGCACGCCGTCGCGGAGCACCTTCGTCCGGGTCACGGTGAGGAGCCGGCCGCCCGGGGATTCCCGCGTCTCCTCCATGCCAGGGAAGCGCGAGGGAGCGTGCCAGAACTCGAAGACCTCGACGAACCCTTCGCGGCTCGGGTTCATCGCGTTCGCGACGGTTTCCTCTCGGCCGCTGGCGGCGCCGTAGTAGCCCGCCCCGAAGAGCAGCCGCTGAAGTTCGGCGATCTCGTGCGCCTCCTGGCCCATGACCTCCGGCTCACACTCGACGCCGTACGCCTCCCAGACCTGTTCTGGCGTGAGGAAGACCCGGTGGATGTGCCACGACTTCCGGTGCCACGGCGTAGGGCCCCACTGACCCCGGACCTCGAGCGGGGAGAGCACGTCGACGACGATTTCGCCCTCGTGCATCGTGTGGGGCGGCCCGACGATCTCCGGCTCGCCGGTCTCGGGGTTGAGCCGCACGCGAACCTCGCCGTTCGGCCCGTACGGCGCGTCCGGGATGTCCCGGTAGATCGGATGGCCGTCCGGGCCGAGAACCGGGTTGCCGTCCGCGTCCAGCAAGGTGAGGCGGGCCGGGCCTCGGAACTCCCGGAGTTCCCCTCGGTTCGGGTCGATCCGGCTCTTCAGGTAGGCGGTCCCGCCCGGGATCAGCCAGGCGGTGAGCTGGTCGATGACCTCGAGCATGGACGCGTTCTGCCAGATGTGCTTGAACACCGCGTCCATGACCTCGGCGAGTTCGGCGTCGGCGCGATCGCCGCTCGCCGGCTGGAAGCTCACGACCGGCGGGTTCTCCGTCATGCGGGCGTGCGTCAGCATGAACCAGAGCANCAGCCGGTTCATGACCGGGAACTGCCGCCAGCGCCGCTCCTCGTCCGAGAGGTAGCGCGTGATGTCGACGTACCGCCCGGCGAGTTCCGACCAGATCGCCCACTGCTGGCCGCACAGCATCCGGATGTTCTCCTCGATCTGGCGGTCGCGCGCCCGCAACAGGTGGTCTTGGCCGTGCCACAGCCGCTTTACGTACTCGACGCGGCGGCTATCGAACTCGTCCGGCTCGAACGGGGACTGCCGAAGGGGCGGCACCCCACGGAACACCTTGGGGATGCCGGCGTCATCGAGAGGCGCCGGCTCCGACGCCTCGGTGGCGGGACGGAAGAAGATGCGAGAGAGTTGCCGGAGCGATGCCATTTCACTCCGCGGACGGCGGCACGTCCGCTAGACGAGACATGGGCGTAAGACGCGCGGTAGATGTCGTCTAACTTCACCTTCGCGCGTGTACAACCCGCCGGGAATGGTATTTTGGTACTACGATGTTTGGTATTTGGGGCCTAATCGGTGGGGATCGGCTGCCGCGAGTAATACCACCGCATGATCTTGAGCCGCGGCGGGCCGTCGCCGGGGATCCGCGCGGCGACTCGTACGANGTGATTGCGGACCGTGTGGCGGCTGAGCCCGAGGGCGCGGGCGATCGCCTTGTTCGACTTCCCGGCCGCGACAAGTTCGGCGATCTCTAGCTGACGGACCGTCAGCCGAGCCATGACACCTCCTCGACTGTCGCGCCGACCCGCTCGACCTGGTGGATGATGCGGTCGGCTTCGGCCTCTGCCTGCTCGCGCGAGCAACCTGTCTCGGCCATGAGGTCCTCGATCAGCCTCTCGCGCTCGACGGCGACGGCGTTCAGGATCGCCTCGCCTTCGGCGTCAGGGGCGTGCCGGACCGCAACCGGCTCCGGCTCATTCCGCTCCCGGCCGACCAACCAAGCCAGATCCTTCCGGCGGCCGCGCTCGCCGAGGTAGAGCCCGCCGAAGAAGGCGCCGGCACCAAGCCCGGCCGCGGCCACGATGCCCAACACGACGAGCAACGTTGTCATTCTCCTCCTTTACGCAGGGCGAGCCGGAGCAACCGGCCGCCGTCCATGGATCCGATCGGGATTAGGTTGAACGCCGCAAGCGCGAGGTTGACCCGGGCGCCCGCCTCGTACCCGAGGAGTCCGCAGATCCCGGCGAGCATCAGGTTCGCCGCGGGGCCGGCCGCGATCACCCTGGCGTACGCCCCGCGTCGATACAGCGACATCGGCTTCAGGGGGATCGGCCGGCACCACCCGAGGGCGACGCCGAGCGCCGCGAACGTCACCACCGGGACGATCAGTGAGCCGAACGGGTCCAGGTGCGCGAACGGGTTCAGCGTGACCCTTCCCATATCGCGCGGCACCGGGTCGCCCTCAAGGTCGGCCACGGCCGCATGAGCCCACTCGTGGATGACCATGCTGCACAGGGCGACCGCGATCAGCTCGATCGTCATCCTCCACCGTCCTTCCCAGCCGTCTCCCGCCGCTTCATGCGGATCCACGCGAACGGGTCCAGCCGCAGGAAGGACCGCCGCCGAATCGCCCGGCCTAGCTGGCGCCACCACCGGTTCGCCTTGATGACGTGCTCGTGGTACCACTCGAGCACCTGGAAGAGTTCGTCGCGCCGGACGACCTCCCGGCGGGGACGGCGCGGGTCGCCGCGCTCGAAGAAGTAGTCACCGACCGACTCGCGCTCGGGCGGTCGGTAGGACCGCGGGGTCTTCGGCTTCGGCTTCTTCACGTGACGTGCTCCAGTTTACGGACCCTTTCGCGCGCCGGGATGACCGGCGCGAGTTCGATGCGCACGATCCGCCCACAATGCGGGGCGCCGCAGTGGTAGAGGGCGGCGTTCCGGCCGGCCCACGCCATGAAGGACAGCGTGTTCCAGTCGCAATACCGGCAGACCAGGCCGCGGACAGCCACCTTCGCCGGCGAGTGCATCGCGCTCCACCCCCGCTGCTCACGTCCATCCAGTACCGGAGTCCGGCCGACCGGATCTCCGCGCCGTTCCGTTCACCAGAGGCCCTCTCAGAACACCCCCACATCCGGCGGCAGCGGCCCGGCCGCACCCGCGCCGACCTGCGGCCCGATCCGCCGGGATTGCTCGGCTTCGTACGCCAGGACCTCGGGATCCCACGCGCCGATCTGCTCTTCCGCCCAGGTCGACACCGGCCGCGGCGGCCGGCTCGCCACGGCGTACCGCGTTTCGTCGTACATATCGTCCCCGCCGTTGCCGAAGGCGTCAGCGTCCGTCTTCAGCGCGTCCTCTGGGTTGTTCGGATCGCTCGGCAGGGTCTCGAGCTGCTCGAAACACTTCCGGTTCCCCGGCGTGTCGACGAAGAGGAGGTAGGGGTCATCGTCGGTCCCGCCCGGGCCGACGCCCTCCCACTTCAGGTAGTCCCGTAGCGTGTTCAGGCCGGCGATCCTAGCGGTGTTGGCGGGCCGGAGTTGCGTCCAGCCGTGCTTCTGAAGCTGCTCGGCGATCGTCGGCGTGTTCCTCTCATCCGCCCTCGGCCGCGCGAAGATGTCCGTCCCGGCGGTGATGTATTCGAGCTGTTCGATCCGGATGCCGAGGCTCTCCAGCCGGGTCGACACGCGCTCGGCGATCTGGTACGGCAGGAGGTATCGGCCGGTGATCGTGTCCAGCTTGTACAGCCGGCCGTCCTCGTCGACGGCGTAGACGCCGAAGCTGAACGGGTGGGCCCAACCCCAGTCGAACGCGCCGAAAAGCTTCCAGGAGCTAGGCACCTGGAACGGCGGGATGATGTGCTTCTCACGCCGCAGCATCGGGAGCGCCAGCCCGAGCCCGGCCGACCAGTCGCCCTTTCGCAGCCAGCTCCGGTAGGGCTCGGGGAGCGACTCGAGCTGGCGGATGTAGGTCGGGTCCCGCTTCAGCAGTTCGGCGTTGTCGTCGACGACCGCCTGAACGAAGGCGTAATCGGCCGGGTCCTCGTTCAGGCTCGGGTCGTAGTCGCGGTCGATGAAGAGGCGCTTGTACCAGGAGTGACCGATGTTGCCGGGGTTCGACGGGTAGAGCGCGAACGGGCGGCAGTAGGGGCGGGTGGCGCGGAGCCGGTTACCCACGAGCCAGCGCACAGTATCCCAGGCGTAGTGCGTCGACTCCTCGAAGATCATCACATCGTACTCGTTCCCCTGGTAGCGGTACCGATCATCGTCCTGGCGGAGATAGCCGAAGTAGATGCGGGATCCGTTGAACCAGGTCGCACACAGGTACTCGCCGTTCCAGGAGTAGAGTCGCCGGCCGCTCAGGACCTCCGGGACCTCCTCGCGGAACTTGTTGATGTGGTTCTGCCACACCTCGTCTCGCGTGCGGCGGAAGACCACGACCGTGCAGCCGGGCCAGGCGAGCGCGGCGGCCACGGCGACGGCCCGGGCGAGGTACGACTTCCCCCCGCCTGCGGCGCCTCCGTAGCCGATGTGCTTCGCGTAGCGGGTGGGATCGCGCTGCTCGCCGGGGCGCGGGGGCGCCAAGGGCGTCAGGTGGTACGCCTCGAGCTGCTTCGGTTGCAGGGCATAGAGTACCCGGCGCTCCCCGCGGCCGTCCCGCACGGTCACCACGGGGAACCTCGTCGGCGCCGTCGCCGGGCCCCGGACCGCGACCTCGCCGCTCATTGCTCCTCCGCCTCGTCTCGATAGGCGTAGACCTCAATGGCGATCGGCCCGCCGTCCGGTCCGGCGTGCTCGTGCCGCTGCTTCGGCGGCGCGAGCCGCTCGTCCAGCCGCTCGAGGAGCGCCAGTCCGATTTGCGCGTTGCCCTCCCTGACGGCTTGTAGAACCGCGCGCCTGGACGCATCCTTCAAGTCGACCAGCCACCGCTCCTCGGCCTCCCGGCGTGCATCCGCCCACGACGGATCGCTCTCCCACAGGCGGATCGTCCGCGCGGAGCGGCCCACCGCTCTTCCCGCCTCGGCCTGGGTCGCCCCGAGCATCCGCATGTATGCGGCCGACACGCGCTTCTCCCAATGCGCGGGCCGCGTCTTCTGCGACTCAGGAGGCGCAGATTTCTGCCGCTTCACCATCGCCCTCCGGTTCATCAGCCGCGATCGAGCGCCCGGGCCATCCGAAGCGCGAGCCGTGGGGATACGCGGACGTGGTCGCGCCCGGCAAGCCGCTCCGACCGACGCCGGAGCCAGCGGGCGAGCCGCCGCGCGCCGACCGCATCGAGGTGTTCCGCTACGGCTGCCGCACGCGAATGCGTGCACACGACCCGACCATGCCATCCGCCCAGCCGGCGAGCTTCGGCGGCACAGTAGCGCAGCATCGCCGCGTCCTTGCCCCGCTCGTCCCGGGCTGCGCGGTACGCCGCGAGCGCCGCCTCGGCCAGTATCGCGAGGCGGCGCCTACGCCGATCCCTCAGCCGTCGTAGCAGCCGCATCGGCTCATCTCCTCAGGTGCAGGTCCTCCCGTGCGCCCCTCGCTCACGCCGCCCTCGCCAGGCACGTCCCGCACGCTGCGGGAATCCTGGCCGGCGCCACGGTCGGCCCCCGGTGCGCCGCAGCCACCAGGTCCGCCACGCCGCCGGCGGCCGCGCCTGGGCCGTAGCGGGCGACCAGGCGTCCCGTCCCGGCGAAAGCGGTGCACGCCGTACCCGTCCCGGAGCTGTTGCGCCCGGCGCGCACGCGCGGGCGCGCGCGCCTGATGCATCTCGGCCTGGCCCACGATCGCGCGCATCCGGCCCCGCGGGGACGGTTGTACGTAAGTACACTCAAGATCTACGAAAGCGCCGCTCGGCAGCAAGAGTACGGCACCGAAGGCCAGCCGTCGGGAGGCACCGACGACCTGAGGCTCGTCACCCCCGCCGCTGGGTGTCAGATTTCCACCGCACTACCGCTATTGCCGCCGCCGCACGGGCGGCGCCGATGCCCGTAAGTGCGCGCCCGACAAGCACTTAGGCCAGTACGCGGGCCGTCCCGGCTAGGGCGCGAAACCGGCAGGCTAGAGGGCGGACCGGGCCGGACGGGCACGGATCTAGGGTCTTCACAGCATCAGGGGTCTTGACACATAGCGAGCAGGTCGCTATATTATAGCCAGATTGGGGCAAAGCCCACAGCAGGGAGGCGAGAAAATGCCGATGCATATTTACTGGTACCGCGTACCGACGCACCGAAATGTCGAGACCGCGGACTCCGTTTGCGTCGGCGCGACGCGCGCCCGAAAGGAGGCTATCGCTGCAGCCGATGGGTGCGCGCGGTGGCGCCGCCTCGGTTGGCACATTTCGCTTGGGCGGCGCACGGTGGAGTCTACGGGCGATGTCTGGTGGGAGGTCTGGGCGCACGCCACTCCCGAGCTCCAGATAAAGCCGGTAGCTAGGATTGAGCGCGTCCAAGTCCTCGAATAAGGTTCTTGACACCTAGCGAGCGTGTCGCTATATAATAAGCGGTCCAGCGTGCGAGGCGTCAGGATTCCGAGCGATCGCAGATGTCCATCTGCTGGGAGGTGAACCAATGGGCTACGTAACGAGGCCTGATCGCATGTTCAGCATTTGCATCGGCGGGGGCCGGTTCTATGCGACCGGCTCCAGCCGGGACGGCACGCACAAGCGGCGGCTCGATCTGTCGCATCTGGTCGGCACGCTGCCGACTGCCGCGCTTATGCGGATCGCGGACCGCTGGGGCGTCGCGCACGGCTACATCCAGCGATACCGGCGCCCGGCGAGCTTCCGGCGCTTCTGCCGCCGCCTTCGGCGCCACGGCTGCACGCACCCGGACGCGAACCAGTACGGGAGGTGCGCCCGCTGTGGCTGGAAACTGGGAGAGGAGGGCGCCGAGTGATGCGGCTGCTGGACTGGCTGCGCGCGCGCCTGGCGGGGCACGTCTCCGCCGGGCCGCGTGGCCGTGTGCGGATCGGCCCGCGCGCCGAGTGGCCGAGCGTAGCGCATTTCGAGGCGGCGCAGCGCCAGCGGCACGCGGCGCGGGCCGTGGACGTAATCGCAGAGGACGAGACGGGCGCCTGGTGGCGCGGCCGTCCGTTCCTCGTCTGGATCTGGGAACCCCTTACCCCGGGGGACTCAGGCCTTGACACCTAGCGCGCAGGTCACTATATTAGGCACGTCGCGAGATGTCAGGCTCGATTTCATGGTCTTGACATAGCGAGCCGCTCACTATATTTTAATGCGGACCCAACACAGGAGGGCAGCGATGACGACGACCTGGACCCGCCTCAAGAATGGCGATTGGGGGCTGCGCGGCTCGCCGCAAGTGCTGCGGCCGGGCAGCGAGGTCGTGGTCACGCGGAGGGACGGCCAGCTCCAGCGGGTCACCGTCGGAAAGATCCTCTGGAGCGATGCGACTACTGCCATCGCGACGGTCCAGCGCCCGCAATCGTCTAAGGGGTATCGCCGTAGCGGCAGGTGCCGCGGGTGTGGCGGTCCGATCCGCCACGCGCCGCATCACCGCGCGATGGATGGATACTGCGGCTATTGCGCGTTTGATGAGTTCGACATTTGACCAAGGAGGAATCATGGCGAAAACGGCGCTGGTGAATCGCGTCGCAGTTTGGGGCCGCGGCCCAGCCGCGTCCAGCCTCGTCCGCGAGGGCGAGGCGACGGACGCTGCGGTTGCCACCGCAGCCCGGTTCGGCTTCCACCTGCACGACCCGGACGCCTGGGCCGTGGAGGTGGAGGCGTCTGATGAGGAGGTAGACGCCGCCACCCGGCACGACGCCGCGGTGCTCGGGTGGGCGCCGCTGCTCGTGCGGCCAGCACCTGAGGCAGTGGTGCTGGCGCACCAGGCGCTCGATGCGATCGGTCGCCGGGTGCGCGTCGCATACCCGGTGGCTGATCGCACCCTCCACGCCACCACTGTCGTGGTGGGCGTGGAGCTGCGCCAGGGCGAGACGGGGCGGTACCGCCTCCGGCTCCTGACCTGGGACGAGGGGACCGACCCTCGCGCCCGAACCTATATCGACGATCCTAGCACGATCGAGATCGTCGACGAGTGAAAGGAGGAGACCATGTACATCTGCCGTCGCTGCGGGGACCGGCGGTTGCCGCCCCCGCATGATTGGGCGGGGGAGCGCGACCGGTTTCCGGGTTCTTCGGAGCCGCATCCCGGCGGCCTGGGGCCCTGCGGGGACCTACACGACTGGGTCCCCGCTGGAAACCGGGAGATCGAGGCCGCGATCCGGCGCGGGCGGGCGATCGTCGTCACCCGCCACGCGGGGGCGATTGAGTGGCTCGCCGCCCACCTTGGCGGGAGCTACGACGCCGCGGCCAGCGAGATCGTCACCGCCGCCGGCCGCGTGCCGGTGCGGCCGGCCGTGGGCGTCGAGGACGTTCGCGGTCGGGTCGTACTGGGCAACCTCCCACTCCACCTGGCGCAGTATGCCGCCGAGGTGTGGGCAATCGAGTTCTCGGGCGCGGCGCCGCGCGGGGCGGAATACACCGCAGCCGACATGGAGGCGGCCGGGGCCAGGCTCGCCTGGTATGTCGTGCTGGGCGGCGGTCTGCCACTCGGCATCGGCGAGCTGGACGCCGTGCTCTCCGCCCGGGAGGCGGCGCTGGCGGGCGTGCCCGCGGCCGAGGAGGCGCGCCCGTGAGCCGGCGCGTGAGCCACCGGAATATAGACGCAGAAGGACGGGGCGGCNGNTCGCCGCCCNNGTAATGCGGGGCCGGGGCTCGATGCCCCGGCGAGGTCCCAACCCCTCACGAGAGGAGGACACATGCCCAGGATCCACCTTTGCGAGAACGGCCGGTGGTTCGGCACGGCCACGCTCCTGCGCCACGCTGACGGCACGGTCTCCATCCTCGACCGCCCTGAGCTCCCCGAGGTGGAGACGCTGGACGAGGAGCCGGAGCCGTGCACGCCCGAGGAGGTTTACGCCGCGATCGAGCGGGCGGTCGCCGACGGGCGGACAGGGGTCGTTGTCGGCTGCGGCGTATACACCTGGCGGATCGACGAGGACACAGGACCGGCCCCCGGCTGGTATGGCACCGACTACGCGACCTATTACGTCACACCGTCAGGCCGGGTGTGGCTGGTGCAACATGACATGGTAGACCGGCTGCCGCAAGAGGAGGAGGAACTGAATCCCGAGGCCATTCCGATTGACGATCTGATCATCGAGGAGGACCTGGAGCTGTTGAACGGCATTGATCTGCGGTGACCGCTCGGAGAAACGCGGAGGACGCCGAGCGAGGAGGTAATGGCGATGGAGACGACGCAGTACATCCCCGCCGACATGCGGGAGCGGGTGTTGAAGGTGCTAACAGAGATCGAGTGGGCCGGGCAGGTCGACCATCCCGACGGGGGATGGTACTCATGCTGCCCGTGGTGTCAGGGCGGCGATCCAGAGGACGACGAAACGCCGCCCGACCACGCGGGCCACGCGGTGTGGTGTCAGTTGGCGGCGGTCCTCGCCCTACTCCGCACCACGCGCGGCGAGGGGGAGGCGGAGCCGGGCGCCAGCCTCATTGACGAGCTGGAGGGCGAGCACTGGCAGGGAGGACGAACGGCGCAGCGAGAGTAGACGCAGAGGGACGGGGCGGCTGATCTGCCGCCCCGGTTGTGCTGGCCTGCCCAGATCAGGGAGGCGACTATGGCGACTAGGCTTGCACGCGCAGAGGCTCGCTGGGAGCGGCTCCTCCAGATTCTGGAGGAGATGGGGTACGCGCGGGAGCATACGTGGGACGCCGCACTCCGGGCAGCCCGGCAGGGGCGGCGCGTCTACTGGACCCGCCACCACTGGCTCGGCGTCGGCTCGTCGTACGTGACGGTGCTCGACGGCGATGCCCGGATCACGGTCCGGCTGTCCGACCATGCGCAGCGGCCTGGCGGAGGCCTGCGATACTCCGCCACACTGGACGACTACGACCGAGCAGGCGAGGCAGACGTATCGATCCACCCCGGCTCGGGCGTCACCCTCCGCAATTTGCGCCGCCACATCGAGGCTGCGCTGGAGCGCGCGCGACTGGAGCTGGAGGCGGAGGACGCCGAGCCGACGCTTGCGCCCACGCCTCCCGCGCCCGTCGCCCCGATCGGCCCTGCGCCCGTCGACGCCGAGACACTCCGGGAGCGAGAACGGCTCGCAGCCCAGAAGCGGGAGCGCGAGCGGCAGGAGAAGGCGCGGCGGGCGGCGTTCCGCGCCGAGTGGCAGGCACTGCGGGCGAGCCTCACGCCCGAGCACTTCCGCCGCTGGCGCCTACTCGGCAACGGCCGCCGGGGCGCGAGGGCCCTCGCCGCCGAGCTGGGCGTCCGTCCCGCCGTCCTCTACGCCGCCTTGACCAATGGCGGGACGATGTAAGGTCTTGACATCTAGCGAGGCGGTCGCTATATTATAGTCAGGTTGCGAAACCAAAAACCACGAGGAGGCGATCATGGCGACCAACGAGGCGAACGGCTGGTACACGCTGGTGTCTCACGGCG